AATAATTTAACTCCACCTAGTAATTACAAGAAACAAGAGGCGATTGATGCGTGGATTGAAGAGCACAAAGATATTGTTTACCGAAAAACCGCTTTAAACGGCGGTTTTGGTCAAATTGTTTGTATTGGTTATGCAATCAATGATGAGAATGTGCGAGTAATTTATTTTGATGACTGGGCATCATCTGAAAAACAAATATTGCAATCATTTTTTAATGATTTAATTGAGCGTTATAGACCCAGTTCAGATATAACCCCGCATTTTATTGGGCATAATATCGAAAATTTCGATCTTCGATTTATTTATCAGCGCGCAATCGTTTTAGATGTTATACCTCCGGCATTTTTACCGCTAAATAACAAATCATATAACAATATGTACATATTTGATTCTATGACGGAGTGGGCAGGTAAACGTAATTATGCGTCATTAAATGAAGTTTGTTTGGCGCTTGGTATAGAGCCAAAATCCGATGATATCGATGGCTCAAAAGTCTGGGATTTGGTGCGAGAAGGGAAAATAAAACAGGTTGCAGATTATTGTGCTGCCGACGTTGAGAAAGTTAGATTAATACATAAGCGCATGACATTTCAGAATGCAAGTTAATTACAGCCGGCAAGGTTTAAGTGAGCGAAAAAGTATATGACGTTGATAAAACAAAACTGGAGCAAGAAAAATGGCACGTGGAATAAATAAACTAATTCTAGTTGGCAATGTAGGCCAAGATCCAGAAGTTCGTTACATGCAAAATGGTAACGCTATAGCTAATTTGAGTATAGCAACATCTGAAAGTTGGAAAGATAAACAAACTGGCGAAAATCGTGATCGCACTGAGTGGCATAGAGTTGTTATATTCGGTAAATTAGCCGAAATTGCTAACGAGTACGTCAAAAAAGGCGCTCAAGTGTATATTGAAGGTCAATTACAAACAAGAAAATGGCAAGATCAATCAGGTCAAGATCGTTATACTACTGAAGTTGTAGTTAACCCAATTGGTGGTACTTTACAAATTTTAGCAACACGCAATAACAGCGATGGAAGCACTACTACTCAGCAAGCATCAAAATCTGAAAAACCAGTAACGCAAGAGCCGCCAATTGATTTCGATGACAATATTCCGTTTGCTAAAATCGGACTGCAATATCCAAAACACACTATTAACTCAATATAAGCATTTTATTTATCTGTGTTGACAATAATTTTATCGGGTTGTATATTGAGTGAAGTGATTGAACCTCACTCAAGAAGCGGAAACCGCACCCGATAGCATTTGCGGTATTTTTATATCCAGATTTTATGGTCGGGTGGCAAGCAGCACATACAAAACCGAAAGGGAAAACTGCTGACTGTCTTCTTGCAGGGTTCAATCACCTGACCACCCTATTGAACCTAGGGTTATATAAATCAAGAAGAGGATATAATCATGTCAAACACATCTATTAATTTATTTACATTTAACTTCAATAATTCACCCGTTCGCACTACTGAAATCAACAACCAAATATGGTTTTTAGCTAATGACGTTTGTTCTATTCTTGAATATAAAAACTCACGCCGAGCAATAGAATTACATTGCAAAGAAAAGGGTGTAACAAAACGGTACACCCTTACAAAGGGCGGTAATCAGGAAATGATTTATATTAGTGAAGCAAATTTATTTAGATTAATTATTAAAAGTAAACAAGAGAAGGCTGTTATTTTTGAAGAGTGGGTTATGGAGGATTTGTTACCCACAATCCGCAAAACAGGCTCATATTCATTAACAATTAGCACCGAACAGCAACAAGCAATCAAACAAGCGGTAAACGAACGTTCATACAGGACTGGTGAACATTACCAAGCTATCTACACTAAATTCTATGAAAACTTCAAGATACCACGTTACCAAGATTTACTTGCTAGTAAGTTCGACGAGGCTATAGAGTGGTTGGGTGGGGTTGCAAAAACAAGAAAAGATGTGATTGAGGTAAGCAGAACCAACCTAATTTGTTTAGTTCATCACATGCTTTGGTTGAACGATTTCTACATAGATAATCGCTTATACGATGTTTTTAAAATGCTGGGGTCTAATTTCGGTATAAGACTTCACGATCATTTTGGCGACGGTGCTTTTGTTGCCTCGATGTTTAAACAACAGCTAGAAAAGAAACAATTACAGAAACTATAAATTAAGGGCATTATGCCCTTTTTTAATCCGCAAAATCTGTTAATAACTCACTGAACAACCACCCTATTCCATTAATTTATTAAAAATATCTGCGCTAATTATTTGGCGTGCTATTTCTATTATCTATAGGAAATAATCATGAATAAACCAGTACTAGATGTTTGCTGTGGCTCTAGAATGTTCTATTTTAACAAACATGATGATCGAGTTTTATTTTGCGATAAACGAAAAGAGAATCACATTTTATGTGATGGGCGAGCGTTAGAAATTAATCCAGACGTGCAACTTGATTTTACAAATTTGCCATTTTCAGATGAATCATTTCATCTGGTTTGTTTCGATCCGCCCCATCTAATCAAAGTTGGCCGCCGCAGTTGGCTAGCAAAAAAATATGGCCAACTTAATAAGTCAACTTGGCAAGATGATTTAAGAAAAGGCTTTAGTGAATGTTTTCGCGTACTAAAAAACAACGGAACATTAATATTTAAATGGAATGAAACAGATATACCAGTTAAATCTATTTTAGCGCTAACAGAGTATAAACCGGTGTTTGGACACATTAGCGGAAAACGTTCAAATACGCACTGGATGACATTTATAAAAAATGGGTTTGTATATAAGAATGAATAATTAATCGAACATTTTTCAATCTTTGATTCACCGATTCGGGGGAATCAAAGTACAAATAATAAACAACTCTCCCCAAAATTGGGGAAAAATATTAGGTAACCAATCATGACTACACACGAATTAAAAATAAAATCTGAATATTTCATGGACGTTGCTCAATGTCAGAAAAAGGCCGAAATTCGCTACAATGACCGCAATTACAAAGTCGGGGATATTCTAAATTTGTATGAAATTGACAAGAGCGGTAATCGTACAGGTCGTCAATGTAGCGTTATTGTCTCTCACATTTTAGATGATGCTGAGTATTTGAGGGATGGTTATGTAATGCTGAGCATTGACGTAATATACTGATTTATATAGAGGAATTAGGCGAATTATGAATAGTAATACTCTAAAGAAATATCAAACTCAATTACAAAAATTAAAAGCGAAGCAAAGCGTTGTCAAAACAGAATTAACAGATTGTCAGCATCGCTATAACTCAATCAAAAATGAAATACTCGACGTACAAACAAAGATAAATGAACTATCACGCAATAACAAACTAATAGTTAGCGAACATGCAACCATTAGAATATTAGAGCGCATGTTTGGAATAAATTTGAGCGAAATACACGAGCAAATAATTGCTGAAATTTTGCCGGTTTATACAAAGCTTGGAGATGGAACTATACCAGTTAAATGTATTGGTTTACGTGCTGTAATAAAAAACGGCGTGATAGTAACAGTTAAATGAGGATAACAATAATGACAGAACAATTAAAACCTTGCCCGTTTTGCGGCAGTGAATATTTATTCATTGATGAGATTGATTATAGACTCAATGAAGATATTCCTGAGCATCTCAGAGATGCTATTTGTTTCGCTGTGGTTTGCTATGATTGTAATGCAAGAGGTTGCGAAAAAGATACTGAAAATAAAGCAATTTTGGCTTGGAATTCAAGAATCAGCAAATCACAAAAACATATCAACGAAATTAAAGCGCAAGCTATTGAAGAAGCCGTAAAAAAAGCTGATAACGAAACATACATCGGAGTTGTCGGTAGTGATTTTCCGCCACAAAAACAATATAAAGCTGAAATTCTAGCATTTGCTGATAGCTTAAGGTTAAAACATGAATAAATACAGACAATTACGTAGTTTATTTATTGATGAGAGATGAGAAAATTATAGGAGTAAATAATGTTAGAGTTAACAGAAAAACAGAAACGTGTATTAAACGCAATAAAAGGGTTTATTGATGCCAATGACTACCCACCCACTCGCTCAGAGATGGCTAAAATTCTTAATTACAGGTCGGCTAATACAATAGAACTTTTTTTAAAATCCTTACAGGAAAAAGGATATATAAAAGTGCTCAAAGGAACAGCAAGAGGCATTATTATTAATAAAGAGGTATAAGCATGGGTGAATCAATTATATTAACAGATGATGAACTACATATGTTAACAGGCAAAAAAAGAAAAAAGTTACAGATAAAATGGTTAAGAGAAAACAAGTTCTGCTTTCATGTCAATTTGCTTGGTAAGCCAATAATTCTACGTTCATCATTGAATCAAAAGGTAATCGTTGAACAAAAACAACAACAAGAGCCAGATTTTGGAGCTTTAAATGGCAAGGAACCGTAAAGACAAAAAAGACAATATCCTCCCTCCTCGTGTATCAAAAAATAAATATTCATACTACCTCAAAACAAGAGAAAACAAGACCGTCACACTAGGCTCGATAAATATGAGCATGGTGGAACTATGGGCAAAGTATGAGGGCGTTATTGCTGAACAAAAAGAGGAAATGACGTTTAGTAAACTGTGGAGTACGCACTTAAATAGCGCTGCTTTTCATAAACTGTCATCACGCTCACAAGAAGATAAGTTGCGAGGAGCTAAAAAAATATTACCTGTTTTTGGACATATAAACGTTAATAATATTAGACCTGAACATATAAGACGCTACATGGATATCAGGGGTGAGCAAAGCAAAGTACAGGCAAATCACGAATTATCTTATATGTCGGTGGCGTTTGGCTGGGGCTATGAGCGTGGGTATTGCAAAATAAATCCGTGTTCTGGGGTTAAAAAATTCAGCATTCAAGCGAGAGATAAATATATTGAAGACATAGAGTATTACACAATTTATGATGAAGCGATCGATATACTAAAAGTGGCCATGGAAATATCGTATCTGTGCGCAGTTCGGGAGGGTGATATATTTAAACTTAAGCACAGCCAAATACTTAAAGAGGGTATTTACATAAAACAAGGCAAAACAGGAAAACGGCAAATCAAACAATGGACAGAACGACTAATGGACGCAATTAATTTAGCTAAAAAACTGTTCCCCCCATCCTCCCCCGACTCTCTCGTGCTACAAAATAAATCAGGAGGTAAGCTAATCCAGAAGACATTTAATTCATATTGGTTAGATGCAAAGCGAAAAGCAGAAGAAAAGCTGGGCAGAAAAATCAATTGCACATTTCACGATATCAAAGCTAAAGCTATTTCGGACTACGACGGAGCAACTAAAGATAAACAGCTATTTAGTGGTCATAAGACCGAGGCTCAGGTTAATACATATGACCGAAAAGTGAAAATAACACCGACGTTAAACCCACCCAAAAAAGAAGATTTATTCTAACTGTATATTCTAAGTTAATTCTAAGTGTTGATGATTTTAAAATTACAATATTTTATCTTATTGATTTTACTTATTATAAATGGAGGCGCGTCCCGGAGTCGAACCGAGGTAGACGGATTTGCAATCCGCAGCATGGCCACTCTGCCAACGCGCCTTAGTGGTCTGTCTGAATAGGCTGTAAATAGTAGCACTGCCTTGAATAATCGTCAAGATTAAATAGATTATAATTACAGCAATCACGTTGTTTTTAACTTATTTTTTTATAACCTAATTATTCGTGGCAAAAAATCTAGTGGTTCAATATATTTAAATAAAAATAATCTTCAAAGTTAATTAATAATAATTACAGCCTTATAACAATGATGTAAATAATAAAAATTACAAAATATTCCTTATGTTATCAAATAACTTTAAGCAGTGTAACTACCACCTAAAATAGTACAGCAAAAAAGTAGCTATTGATGCCCCTTTCTCATGATCGGCAGAATTTTCATAATTAGAGCCCCTCTCGTCTTTGCATATGTAAAAAACATACTAATTAATATCGCGCGCTTACTGTCGTAACTAGCACTCTTGCTTTTAACTTCTCACAATATTACCGTAATACATCAAGCGTTATTTCCGACAATAATAACTTTTCGAATTTCGGTGCAACATCTCTATTAATTATCCCGCTAGTAACATCATGCGTTCTATCTGTATAATCAACATCCGCAAACCAACGTTCTAGTCAATAACCAAACACGTCATTATTCATGATGGTTTTCTAAGTTGCTTTCCCTCGCAGAGAAATATTATTTGCCAATATTCTTTAACTTCTAGTAATTTATCTCTAGCTTCAGATAGTGAAATTTCACCCTGTTTTCCAAACATCATTATTTCTCTTCTTTCGTTAATACGATAATCATAACGAAGCACTATTGTCTCCGTTTTTAATACTACAACATACAAACAGTCAGGGTCTGGAATTTTATACTACTTATCTTTAGGTTTTATTCATTTTAGCTTTGTTTCTGTTAACATAAAACACCTCGATACCGTCAGCATTGTCGGTACTTTTGATAAGATGTTTATATCAAACGTTAATACTATCAACATTACCGACAAAAAATATAAGCTAAAATGAGAAGATATAAGATTGATTGAGGCTAAAAAGCCTTGTTATACAAGGCTTCAGATTGATGACAAACCTCGATATAATTCGGGGTTTATTTTTTTATTTAAACCATAAATAGGCTTTTTAATTTGGATTTTATTAAATAAATTAAAAAATAGCTTAAAAAAACGTAACAAAAATAGCTTTATCGCTATTTTCTTGATATTTTGAGCCGTTGCGGCCAATAAACACTGCATTTGAACCTGTGCTCTTCCTCTAAATCGTGCATAGCGATGTCCGTGGTGTTGTTTAGCATCAGCAAAGCTGCGCTCTATGGTTTCTTTTCGCCGAGCATAGACTTTTTTACCCCACTGACTTAAACGAATCTCGTTGGCTTTCTCTTTATCTGCTTCCCAGATATGCCGTGTGATGACTTTCTGTGTATTTTTACTCTGTGTACACTGTGACAATAACGGACAGATTTTGCAGGTTGTTGCATCAGAATGATAATGACGATAACCTTCCCTGCTGGTAGTTTTATATATTAATGTTTGCCCGTTTGGGCAAGTATAAGTATCGTTTTGACTGTTATAGATAAACTGCTTTTTTCTGATGGGATTCGCACCATGGGTGGGACGACGATAACCCAACACCGGATATATCTGCTCTGCCAGCAGTAAATGGCAAATGGGAGCCGTAAAATAACCCGCATCAAGGCCGACACCAACCGGATTAAAGCCAAACCGCTCTAACTGGCGTTTTAATCGAGCCATGTAAGGCTGGGGATCATGGATATTTCCAGCTGTGACATAGGTATCGGTAATTAAATTATGTTTGCCATCAACCGTTCGGTGATCTAAGTAGAAGAACCCTTTAGGCTTGCCTTCCCGATGCATAAAGCCACTGTCCGGATCTGTTGTACTGACTTTAACCTCCTTGTATTTCTCTACCGTCGATGGCTTTAAGGCTTTTTTCCGTTTAATTCTCTTTCTGCGTTGATGGCTTGATTAAGCGCATCAATATATTGACTGGGCTCAACAATACGCTGCTCATTACGTGCTTTGCCTTTATTGGCATTTGCTTTTAGGTGAGTA